CGATTTCCCCGTCGAGATGATCGCCTTTCACCGCCATGCCATGGGCGGTCGGCAGGTCGCGGGCATCCGTTTCCAGGCGCGGGACACTACCGGCAATGTGTCAACCGAGCAGGTGGCGACGGCTACCGGCCTTTCGGCATTCGTCACTGCATCGGGCGCGCCGAAGGTCGAGGCGTTCAAGGCCACCATCCCGGTATCAGCGCTGGCGCAGGGCGAGCTTTGCTACGCCAATGCGAAGGTCTATCCGTGGATCGGTGACGCGAGCGCGGTCTATGATTTGTCGATTGATGGGACTTACACCGGCCTGACCCGCATCGTGGACGCCAGCCCGCATACCCGGCTGCGGTTCTTCAACGACAAGGCCGGCACCTATAGCGGCGTCGCATATCTGGACGCCAACGCGACCGGCACGGGCGCTGTCGCGGCGACTTTGGCGGCTGCGAAGTCGACCCCCTATTCGACGGTACAGGCGGCCTTTGCAGGCATTCGGGCCTATAACGCCGCGCGCGGTCATGACGACTATGCGGGCGGCCGCATCTACCTGGGCAACAACAGTGGCACCACGATCGAGTACGGGCCGACCGCCAACATCCCGAATGCCTCTGCTCCAGGAGCGACGTGGTGCGAAATCCTGGCGGACCCTGCGGTCACTGCACCCGTGAAGTGGACCGGCAAGGGAACGGTGATCAATATCCCGTCGATGACCCGAGCTGTTGGCCTGACGATCAAGCCGGGCGGTACAAACCAGACGACCTTCCAAGATGGCGACACCGCGTCGAATGCGTCAATGCTCAGCTTGGAAAGTTGCATCTATGAGGCCCCATCCGCCGGGTTCAACATCGCTGGCGGTGAAGGCATCCGGGGTTGGAGCATCCAGTATCGCAGTAATGTCACCTCGACCCTTGGCAACGTGCTGAATATGACCTCGGGCGGCACCACCGTTCAAGGTCTTGCCTTGGCTCTCGGCAACGTGCAGCCGCAGGGCGGCCAGCCCGCTGCGGCTCAGATTTTCGTCGCCAATCGGTCCGAATGCCCGACCGACGCCAACACCGCTATGCCCGCATACACCGATGGTTATTTTTGGGTTTCGAACGAATGGCGTTATCCGGCTGGCCCCACGCTAACCTTGCTGTCCAAAACCCGCCCGACTGTCATTGCCAATAATCTTGGCGAAGCGCGCGGCAACAACTCGACGGCTATTGCTTTCAATATGGCCGCTGACAGCGTTTCCGCGCCAGTTTACGAACTGCTTGACATGCACAATACATTCTTGGGCAATCGCGGCAGCAGGATGTATTCGGATCATGCGCAAGCGCGGGGGGTCGTAAAGGAAGGCGTTTCGATCGGCAGCGTCTATGGCAACTACAACTTCAAGACGGACAGCTTCGATCCGACCCAGAACGGTAGCGGGCTCCCTGGCAACACCGGCAACTGGCGGTACGGGTATCAGGTCGGCACGCGGTCGAATATCTCGCTTTCTGGCTCGCTCGGCGGTAGCGTTCCGAACCTCCAGGCCAGCTATCTCGGCATGGCCTGGGAGCCGGATTATTCGACCTACCGCGTCTCGTCGACCTTCTCCGACGTGGCTGCGCTGTTCGTCGACTATCAGGCTCTGCGCAACGATCAGGGCGGCTATCCGGGCGGCGGCAACTACCACGCTGCCAGCTCGACGAATGCGTTGGCCAACCGCACGCCTGCGGCCTTCGCGTCGTTTAACGCCGACTTCACGGATACGATCAATGGTGCGCCGCTCAGCCGCGACCTCGACGGCAACGTCCGCCGCACGGACGGCACCGGCGCGGCTGGTTGCTACGAGAGCTGATCTAACGGGCGGCCTTAGCGCCGCCCACCCTTTTTGAAGGACCGCATATGGCACTCGATCTTTCCGCGACCCTGACCGCCGCCGAGGCCGCATGGAAGGCGGCACTTGATGCCGCAGAGGCCATCATCGCGGCGCAGGAAGCGCAAATCACGGCGGACGAGAAGCGCGTCACCGCCCTTGAGGCAGGCGTGCCGGCCCCTGTCACCGTCATTTCCAATCCCTCGATCGTCCGCACGGTCGGCCCGCAGGTCGTCACCGATACCGGATGGCAGGACTTGGAAAGCATCTTCGGCACGTTTGCCACCGCGCCGGCTGTCGACGGCGACACTGGGGCGCTGAACCATGCCGGCACCCTCTACATGTATTGCGACATCGGCAGCGTCACGCCCTCGTTCGGCCTGCGCGTCGACAACATCGGGAACAGCCAATACAAGCAGTTCTACTACCCGGTAGGGGGCAAGTGGACGTTGCTGCCCGGCGCGAACGCGGTGATGAATTACGGCAAGGCCCTGACCAAGCAGGACCGGTTTACCGCGCAATACCGCGATGATGAAGGGGTGATCCTGTTTTTCATCAACGACGTGCAGGTTCACCGCATCGTCGCCGAAGTCGTCGCCACCATGTTCCCCGGCGGACCGGGCCGCTTCGCGCGCTACGTGAAGGGCGGCGGTACGGACAACATCAAGACGACGTTCTCCTCCAGCGGCGGCGCTCCGCTCCGCATCCTGGCGGTGGAGCCGCACTTCGCAGGACGTGGGGCGGACATCCATATCGGCTATTCGAACGCAGTCGGGCAAAGCATCCAGGGGTGGGACGCGCGCCTGCCGGATGGCTCAATCGTGGCGTGCAGCCTTACCGAAAACCTGCGCCCCGGTCGGGCCAAGATCACGATCCCTGATGCCGCCGTATCGACGCAGTTCGCCGGCACGACGCTGCCCGCCACGATCGTCCAGCGCGGCAATAGCGCCGTCGCCCTGCCGACCGAATATGTCGTCACCGACAAGACGACCTGGGGCATCAACGTCGCCGGCCATCCCCGGCCCTACAACAACCTCGCGGCGACCTATTGGCGCGGCGATGGGTATGGAAGGGGGGGGTACGACGCCGCAAACGCGCCCTACATCGACACCCTGACCGGCAACATCTTGTCGTTTGAGGATGGCGTGAACACGTACCTGATCAAGATGGACCCGGTTGCCGAAGATTGCCTTGTCCGCTTGAGCTGGGACGGCGACCCGGCAAGCGTCACCATTTCCGATCTGGCGCGCAACACCAGCAATCTGGTCCGCAACGGAAGTTCGATCGAGTTCAACCTCAAGGCGAACGCCGACGCGCTCTATGTCAGCGTGCCGAAGTCGACGTGGAACCCCGCCAGCCCGGTGCGTAACATCTGGTGTTCGGAAATCGCCACCCGTGGCGGCCCGTACATCGATCAGACGACGTGGCATCCCGCCTATGTGACCGCCGTGTCGCAATGGAAGTTCACGCGGTTCATGGACCTGCTCGGCGTCAACTCCTACTACACCGGCTTCGATAACGGCATTCTCGAATGGAAGAACCGCCGTCAGAAGCCGCTCGGCCTGTTCCCGCGTAACGCCCGCATTTTTATCCCGACGAGCAATTCCACGCGGCGGCTTGCGCTCAACATCAGACCGTATGCCTCCCATACGTTTATCGCAAAATACCTGCCCAATCGTCACTGGTACGGCAGCAAGGGCAACAACTGGAGCGTGACGGTCCTGCCTGCGTCGGGTAGCGGTTCGATCACTATCAATGATCAAAACGTCATCATTACGCCGCCTTCGGCAGGAACGGTGCAAAGTGTTATCAACTTGCTCAAAGCAACGCCCGAGACTGTCGAGCTGTTCGACATTGGCGATTACGAACCGCGTCCGATCCCCACTCCCCCTTTGGCCACGGTGGATACCGTCCCGCCAATGGCGAAGACAAACCTGCGCGATGGCGTCGACGCTGACCCTGCGCGGGTGACGTTCGAAGACTTAGCGGACCTGTTCAAGCGGGCGAACCTTGAGCCGTATGTCAATCTGCACGTCAACTGCACGCCCGATTTCGCCACCCGTGCTATCCAGATCGTGACTGACGTAACCGGCAAGATATGCCGCGCGGAGCATGGCAACGAGGCCTTCAACCTCGCCTTCCCCGGCTCCCTTTGGTACGGCGCGTGGGCCGTCTATCGCGGCACGACCGAGACGAACATTCTGGCGCAATCGATCGACGAGTCGTGCTACCGGGCCCGCCCGATCTTCGCTGCGCTCAAGCAGACGTTCGGCGCGAAGGTGCGGACCGGCATGGGCTCAATGGCCGCGAACCCTTCGGTGACGGCGCAGATACTGAACTATCCTGGCATGACGAAGGACGTGATCAGCGCCGTGTTCATCGCGCCCTATTTCAACCCGACCTTCAACCAGCCGGACGATGCGGTCTATGTCGACGGCGCGTACAAGAACATCAACGCTCAGATGGAAGTGGTCGCCGCGCACAAGCAGATCGCCACGCCGAAGGGCATCGCCGTCGAGACATACGAAGTCGGGCAGCACGCGCTCGACAGCGATATCACGAACGCCCGCCGCCGCCAGCGTTCGCCCGAGATGAAGGCGCTGTACGGCTACTATCTTGGCGAGTTCCAGCGCATCCACGGCTTCGGCCGCACCGTGCCGTTCTACCACTACCACTGGATTTCGATGATCGCGACGAGCCAATCCGGCGCGTGGGGGCTGATCGAGTATCTGGGCCAGCCGCGTTCCGAAGCGCCGAAGATGGACGCCTATCTCGACGCCTACGATGGCGTGTTCCCGCCCTACCTCCGCTACGGCGCGAACATCCGCATCCTCGGCACCCGCGCCGTTGGGCAGACCGTCACGCTGGACGTGCCGCCGGCCTTCAACACGCGATCGTTTCAAATCCAGTGGACGTTGGACGGCGTGCCTATCTCCGGGCAATCGGGATGGTCGCTGGCGCTCACCAGCGCGAACGTGAACAAGAAGCTGGGCGTCAACCTCGTTCTGGTCGGCGACAAGGGCTATACCAAGGCCCTGGCCTATCAGGACAGCGTGGCGATCACCGCATGATGCAGGAGGTTTGAATGCCCATTCCATCAACCGCGCTCGACCTCGGCACGATCGAGCCTGTCGATCTGCTCGACTTCTATATCGCCATATCGCAGGGGCCGTTGGAGGGAGACGTTCTCCAGGCCGGCGAGGAGGTGGCAAGCTACACCCTTGCCCTTCCGCTGGAGGCCTCGGCGGCAGGCCTAACGATCGTCGAGAAGGAGACGGAGAACGGCAAGTATGCGACCCGCCTCGTCGACCGCACGCTCGCCTTCTGGATCAATGTCGCTCCGTCGCAGCAGAAGTCGACGGCGTTCGACGGTCAGGGTGTGACGCTCCCGATCGAGTTCACCTTCACCACCACCAACACGCCTCCGCGCATCAAGCAACGGACGCTGAAAATCCGGGTGACGAACAAATGATCGAGGGCACCGTCGAGAATGGCCGCCGCGTGCAGGCCGTATTCCCCTTCTACAGCGGCCTGATGTCGATCGAGCAGCAGGGCGACATGCTGGCGGGGGCGTATGTCGGCACCACGCCGTCCCGCGCCAAGCTGCCGGCGAATGGCACGATCGACGGCGAGGCCGTGCGGATCATCGCCGCCGAGCGGTCGCCGCTGGTCCGCGCCATGACGCTGGTCACGCTAGAACGCGTCGCCGCCGGCTGACCCCGGCGACGCGCTCGGCCTCCGCCGGTGTGAGGGGACGGCCCGCGCCGGCTGGCGGCGTCCATCGCGGCGCATAGGCCACCAGCCCGCCCGGCGCGCGGCATTCGGTGCAGTCGAGGCGGGCGACATCGGCGCGCACTTCCTCGCGGAAGCCGCAGCGACAGGCGAGGGTTGTGATCATGCGTACCAAAAATGCGGGCGATGCTTGTCATATTCGTCCGCTAAGGCATTCCAGCCCGCCGCCCGTAACGCAGCCGACACAACAGCATCAGCCGATTTGTGCGCCTTCTCGTAATCCCATCCATCCTCGGGGGCGGCCACTTGCTTCATGATTTCGATGGCGTGGGCTTCGTTCTCAATCTCGCCAGACAGTACTTCCATGATTATTCTCCTATCTGATCAACGCCCGCAACCGCCGCGCCCCGGCCTCCGTCAGCCGTTCCGACAGAACCAGCATCGCCGACTCCTCCCGCTCGCACAGGCTGCGCCCGGCCGCTTCCTGCAACGCCTCCCGCACCTGCTGCCCGATGGTCTTCGCCATCACCGGAACGCCAGACCGAGGCCAACACAGGCGGCGTAGACTGCGCCAAAAATCAGCAGCCATAGGCCGATAATCGCCGCGCATATCCAACGGTTGAAGTTGATCACCCGAGGTGCATCCACGGGTTCACGGCCACGATAATCGCTCATTGCACATGCTCCTGAAAGTACACGATGCACGACAGCTTGAGCCGGTCGGCGCTGGGGCCGTTGTAGCTCGCGACGATATCCGCAGCCGCGCCGTCGCCGCGCGTCAGGGTGTAGCGATATGCGATCGAGCAGACGTTGACCGTGGCGTTCGGCATCCATGACGTATCGCCGGTTGCAATCGCCTGGGAGGCCATGGCCTGATAGCGGGCGACCGCCGCGTGCAGGTCGGTCATCTCGGGCTGCGCGGTCATCGCGAGCAGGAACGCAAGCATGTCAGTCACTCCTATTGCGGCGCGCGGTATGCTGCCGGATCATGTACGGATGGGGTGAAGCGTCGCACCGGGCATATTCGCGGGCGGTCGCGGCGTCGACGAAGCGGAGGTTGCCCCAATTGCCTTCCCGCGACAGGTTCACACCTTCGCCGTTAGGAAACTCCGTGATGACGTAGCGGATCATTTCAGCACCTCGGCGGCGATGGCTTTGCCACGGCGGGTCAGCCTGTAGATCACCGCATCGTTGCCCGCCCGCTTGTAAGGTGCGACCGTCGCAAGACCTGCACCGTACAGCCGCAGCAGGCCAAGATGCTCGTCACGTACAAGCAACGTGCCGCAGTCACGCAGCGCGCGCAGGGCGGCGAGCGCGTCGGGCTTCACAGCCGCACCTTCCGCCGCCAGACCGGCACGCCGAGCAGATACCAGACCGCGCCGCGATGCGTGTCGCCCCACATGTTGCCCCACCGATGGCGGCGCTTGCTGATCAGAGCCATTGCATCGAACTCCTCGGATCGCGGCGAACGTGCGCCGCATGGGCAGCGCGGAACTCCGCTTGCTTCCGGGCGAGCCGGCGCACCTCGTCATAACGGGCGACGTGCGCGACGGGTTCGCTGGTGAAATAGGCGCGTTCTGCGGCGGTCATTGGCGGTTCCTACGTGCTTTGCGGGCGGCCTTGTTGGCCTTGCGGCGGCGTGCGATTTCAGCCGGGTCGCGGCGGCGTTCTCCTGACGCGCTGTCCGCAACCTCGTCGCTTGCCGGAACGGCACAATCGTCGACGCTCAGGTCCATCATGCGATACGGTCGGCATACCAGCCTCTCCCCTATCCGACGCCATGGCTCGTTGCGTGACACATCAACGATCGCGTCGCCATCAAGCGTCATGCACAGGACGTTGTCGCTTGCGAACTGCGAGAGCTGCTGGCGCTCCTCGGGCGTCATGCCTTGACCTTCCCGCCAGTGTTGAGCGGGTGCCGCGCGATCCGGCCGCGCGCGTCGCGAACGTAGGCGTGACGGAACTCGGCCTGCATTTCACCGATGGTCCTGGCCTGATTGTTGAGGCGGCGATCCTGCTCGCGCAGTTCGGCCATGCGGCGGCCGTTCGACTTTTCGAAGTCGTCGATCATGCGCTGCGCATTGGCGCGGACTTTCTTGACCAAGGCCAAAGCCTCGTCACGCTCGCGCACTACGGCGTCGTATGTTTTCCGGGTAACGAACATGGGCGCTTCTCCATGGGTTGTTCCGCTCTACATACACCCTATCACGACCATTGCAAGCCCCTTTCACAACAATGTCGCAATCACCTCCAATAATGTACCCTTTCCGCCCTATCGCGCGCGGGGTAAATCCTGCGGCCATGATCGAAACCGAAATCGAAGTGTTCCGCGCCGGCACCCCGGCCGCCCGTGGCATCACCGCCGAGCAGTTGGCGGAGGTGGCGACGTATGACTGTTCGGAAAAGCTGGTGCCGATGTGCTTCGGCCACCCGACCAGCGACACCCCAGCGGCCGGCGGTGTTGGCGGTTTTCGCGCGGAGGGCAATCGTCTGTTCGCCAAGGTGGCGACGCTGACCGAGAAGGCGATCGAGGGTATCAAGTCGGGCGAATGGCTGGACCGCAGCATGGCGTTCTTCCACCCTGACCACGAAGCGAACCCGCGCCCTGGCAAGTGGTCGCCGCGTCACGTCGGCTTGCTCGGCGGGGCCGCGCCCGGCATCCCCGGTATGGCCCCGCTGCGCGCCGCGCTCGCGTTCGACGCGGATGGCGGCCTTGTCGCGGAGGGTGCGCCGGCCGACGCAATCGTGTACGCCACCGAGCAGCCGACCACGACCCACACGGTTTTCGAGGCAAAGGAGCAACCGACCATGACCGACCAGACCACCGATCAGGCCGCCGAGTTCGCGGCACGCGAGGAGCGCCTTGCGGAGCGCGAGCGTGCTGCCGCCGCCCGCATCCGCACGCAGTTCGAGGCCGGCAACAATGCCGCGATCGACAATCTGGTGCGCGAGGGCAAGGTGCTGCCCGCCGAGGCCGCCGACCTCAAGACCGCGTTCAATGCGCTGGACCCGGAAGCCGACGAGCTGACCTTCGGCGCGGGCGACAAGGCCAGCAAGGCGACCGCCGCGTCGAAACTGCTGACGTTCATCGCCGGCCTCGACAAGCGCGTGCCGCTCGGCGACCGCACCGCCCCGGCGGGTGACCCAGGCGACGCCGGCAAGCAGACGTTCACCGATCCGGCCGCGTTCAATGCCGCCGCCAAGGCGCTCGCCGCCGAGAAGGGCATGACCTTCGACGCCGCCGCCGCCGAACTCGCCGGCTGACCCCTACCACCCCACCGCAGACCAACAGGAGATAGGCCATGGGCCGCACCACGAACGGGCTGATCAAGAGCCGCAACGCCACCGGGACGGTCCCGGCCTATACCCTCATCACCGAAGGCGCGGCCGATGGCGTCGGCGCAATCGCGGTCGACGCGACCAAGCCGATCATCGGCGTGTCGTCCGAAATCGACGTGATCGCCGGTGAGCGCATCTCCGTCCAGATGGTCGGCAACGTCGCGGAGGTTCGCTATGGCGGCACCGTGGCGCGCGGCGACAAGCTGACGGCCGACGCGCAGGGCCGCGCCATCACGACCACCACCACCGGCGCGCATTACGTCGGCTTCGCGGAGGTTTCCGGCGTGACCGGCGACATCGGCACCGTCAACGTCGCCCCCGGCGTTCTCTGAACCTCTCGGCACAAGGATAGACCGCAATGGCCCGCGCCAATTTCCCCCTGGTTTCCGTTCCGCTCTCGGGCGTGGCGATCAACTACGCCGGCATCAACCGGGCGCAGCGCGGCTACATCGCCGATCGCGTCGCCCCGCGCCGCCGCGTTTCCAGTCAGCTTTTCCGCTGGTACTCGTCGAAGATCGACGAAGCGTTCACCGTCTATGACACGCAGATCGATCGCCTCGGGCAGGCGAACGAGATGACGCACGGATGGACGCTCCAGACGGACGCCACCCGCGACTATGCCATCCGCGAGCCGGTGGCCTATCGGGACCAGCGCGAAGCGGAGGCGCAGGGCATCCCGTTCGACCTCCGCGCATCCGCCGCGCGGAACGTCGTCGACCAAATCCAGCTCGGCCGCGAAATCCGCGTTGCGACGCTCACCATGTCGGCAAGCAGCTATCTGCCCGGCTATACCCGCGACATTGCGCAGGGCTGGTCGAACTTCACCACCAGCGATCCGGTGGCCGACGTTCGCGACGCACAGGCCAAGATGCTGATCAAGCCGACGACCGGCGTTGCATCGCGCCGCGTCGCCGACATTCTGGAGCGGCACCCGAAGGTCGCTGCCGCGCTGGGCGGCTCGCTCCAGTCGGGCCAGTACAACGACCTCCAGCGCGTCGCGCGCCTGTTCAACCTGCGCGAGATCATCGTCGGCGATACGCTGTACCAGACCAGCAAGCGCGGGCAGACGCTGACGACCGGCAACATCTGGTCGGACAGCTTCGCCATGCACTATCAGGATGGCGTCGCTGCCGATGGCATCACGTCGCTGAACTCGGGCGAAGGCGCGCGCTCGCCGGCTTTCCTGACGACGTTCCAATGGAACGATTGGGTCGCCAGCGAGACGGAATACGACCCCGGCGACATGGGCCTGTACGGTGGCG